GTTACCGGGCGCTTGACTAGTGCGCCTTGGGACGCCACTTTCCTAAGTGGCGGCTTCATGCCTGTTGGTGGTGTGATGTATTGGTATCCACTGCCCGGCCGTCAGTTGTTAAAACTGGGCTGGACCACTCGCGAAGTACCGCATGATGGCGTCATGCAGGATTTCGCAGGTGTCCTCAATTCTTATCGTGACTTTTCATTCGTGCCGTTCCTGCGCGTTTATGTTGACATCGTCAGCCAACTGATACCTGAAAAGTATCGGATGGAGCCGCCTTCCAAAAGGTGGTTAGTCGGTCCTGGAATTACTCCCCAGGAACCTGAAGCTGACACGTGGGAGTGGTTCTCTCACCGCTACGGCCTCTCACAGAAGGAGGAAGAGGAGTTTAAAATTGCCCTACAGGGAGTAAAATCCTTGCCATTCATGCTCACGAGCACCCACGTTGAGCGGATGGCAGAGATTGACCTCTAAATGTGGGGAGGGTGGATGGTGGGAAACCCGCGCGGGGTTAAAATAGCGCGGTCGGCAGGGTTGTGTTCCTGATGCCGTAACGGGACATTGTAAATTTTAGATATGTCAGACAGGCCGAAGGGTTTCCCCCGAGCGGCATGGAACTCAATGAGCTCCAAACAGAGAAAGAAAGAGTCCAAACTCTTCAACTTCAACTTTCAGACCTCCCAGACAAACTCGGGAACTCAGGTTTACGGCATGGGCAACCAAAACGGCGGAAAGCGTCGTGTCGTGAACCCGTCGATGCCAATGGGCACGACAATGGGCAATGTGTCGCTAGGCGACAACTTTGGCCGTCGAAAGATGAAAAGCGGGCGTGTCGTAATGGGCAAGCCTGGTCGTTTGGACAACGTGAACATGCGCCGCGAACTTATTGCGGTGGTTCGGGCGCCGGCGAGTGGTGGTTTTGGGTGTACACAGTACCCGATCCAGCCAGCGAACGAGGCAGTGTTTCCCTGGGTTGGAAGCATTGCTAAGAAATATCAGAAATGGTTGTGCAAGCACTTAGTTTTGGAATACGTACCCACGGTGGGCGCATTTGCAAACGCTGGCAAGCAGGGTCGCGTGGTTTTAGCCGCGAATTATGACCCGCTCGATTCAACTTTGGAAAACATTCAACAGGCTGAGATTATCAGTCCCAATTATCCAGGAGAGCCCGACGAGAGGCTCGCTTGCGCGCTGGCACCCTCTATGGTGACTGCCACGCCCAAGCTCATCAGGCCAGGGCAGGTCCCTGCTGGTGGAACCATCACTTCTTTTGACGGTGGCGTAATGTACGTCGTCGTTAATGGATTGGATCCTGCGGTAACAGAAGGCACTGCCATCGGTGAGCTGTTTGTTAACTACGAATTCGAGTTTTTTGATCCCATTATTCCGGGCAAGTCGTTGACTCCATCACCCACGCATTCTTCGTATTTCCTCACCCAGTGGGATGTTACGACCACACTGGTGCAGAATTCGTGGGAGCCCTTTCCGGACTATCAACTCAATGGTTTCGGGGCCTGGAATGGTCTCGGAATTTACGAAGATCCGTCAGCCGATGGGTCTCTGGTTTTTCCTCCAGGTAGATACATGTTCACGCTCCCTTTCACTTTCAGCTCCGTTGGTTCCATTACAGAGTTTTATATGCGGCTCCACAGTAACGCTGTTGCTTGGCCTAGTTGCATCACATCCGAGTGGTGGCAATCTGCTACAGGCAAGACTCGCACCACCCAGACGTTGTCCTGCACGTTTGAGGTCCCTGCAGAGGGCGCCGTGATTACGCCACAATACTTTGTGGTCACGGCGGGTGGGTCCCCCGTCACTCCTTTCAACTCGATGTGGCCAGCGCTGAC